GGAAGAAGTGGTTGAAGAGGAATTGGAAGAAATTGAAATTGACGGACACGAATATTATATTGACGGCACCAATGTAATTTATAAAATGAACGAACAACGAAATCCAGGGGAACGGGTTGGTGTTTTAAATGATAACGACGAGCCTATATTTGATGAGGATGCATAATCGTAGTTTGTAGTTTTTTTATTTTTAAATTATTATAAAAAAATAAAAAAATAATTTTGTAGTAATATAATTTTATAATTAAGTTTGTTAGTTTAGACACAAACATTAATGTGGAAAAATAATGTGAAAATAAAACGGATGTTCATTTTTCATCTACATTTTCGTTCTAAACTAACAAATTTTATAATTAAAAGAAAAAATGATTATTTATTAGTGTATTTTAATAGATAACTATTAAATAATAGTATGGAAGAAGTAATAAATAAAAGAGAAAATTGTGGAGATAATCACGGGTTTTTGGTATCGGCAATGTTTGTTCCAATACGCAGTCCGTTAAAAAAATCATATGTATATGGTTTCAATTCATCAAAAAAACGGTACAAAAATGCAAAATTAACCACACATGCAGAAATACAGGCACTAAATAATTTAAGATATCAGTGTGCAAAATATCGGATACGAAGTGTAAAAGCCGATTTACATATATTTCGCAAAACACGCGATGGGCAGTTGTCGTCGTCCGCACCGTGCTGGCACTGTACGTTGCAGTTGATGACATCAAAGGTCGTAACCATTCGCAATTTATATTATTTTAACGAAAGCAGAAATGTAGAAAAAATAAATTTTAAAAAATGGCAAAATATGCAAATGCAAATGCAAACAACACATATTAGCAGAAATCATCGAACATATTCATCTAGACAAAAATAAAAAACAATATTATACTGTCTTTGGTTGTTAAACTAACAAAATAAATAAATCAAAAACTACTTGAATATTTATTTTGTTAAAAATTAATTATTCTTCAACATTGCCATGCATGCGGTTGCCAACCCGATTGCAATAAGCGTCCAATAAATATACATCATGTTGTCGTGCGATACATTTAACGCCGAGTCGTCCTTCATTTGGTGCAAATCGTACATATTAAGCATTCCCTCTTTATATTTCGCATTTATATTATTATTATTTTTTGCCTTGTTTTTTCCATCATAATTATTGCCTTTATCTTTTGATTTCGTTTTATTATTGTTGGTCCACACATCGACGAACGTTTTTATTGTGCTAAACCCATCTTTAGTCTTATTTTTATATGTCCGGACGCTTTTCATCATATTTCTGCTATTTTGGAGAAAATCATCTTGTAGTCCATTTATTTCTGCACCAAACACATTGGTTGTGTCGGTCATTTGTTTTCCCAATCGTTCCAAGTTATCGTTTGCGACATTATATTGTTCCTTATTTTTTTTAGACAAAGAATCAGATGCAAATGGATTGCATATACGATTCCAATTGTCTCGGTCCAACTCATCTTCTTTAGATAAATCATCGCCTTTAATATAATGATCGTATTGTTCGGAACTAATGTTTTGTGTTTCCGTTGCACAAGAAATGGAAGAAATTGGTCGAGGCAATCGTATCCCAGTTGTTGTGTCGTTGGTTGTCGTTAATTCTCCTGTCTTGGGATACATGTTATTATTTTTTAAATAACAAACATTGGAACTAGACGCATATGTATATCCCGCACACAAGTCATTTTCGGTGCAAGATGCATTGCATAATCCCGCGGTAGAATTTGGTATGGTAGTCAAGTCATTCCCCACAGAATTCATGTTTTGCAAAATAGTATATTTATCCGAATATTCCAGGGCATTTAAATCATAGGCATGCAATACATCGTCCTTGTCTATAAACCCCATATTGCCAATCGCTTGAGTATTTCCAGACGCATTCACTTGATATACCGCATTTATGTTTGGTCGTCCAATTACGGAATTTGGATTGGAAGCATCCGACAACACACAAGTATCCACTTTAGAATAAGAATATAAACAAAGATTTCCGTCGGTTTGCATAATTAATTTTAAAGAACCGTTGTCCGCACCTATCCATTCTTCAACAACCAACAGCTGACCACTACTTAGTGTATTGGTTCCTGTTTTTCCCTTATTTGCAACAAATTCGGGATTCGGTTCATATATAATCCCTGTTGTAAACGGAATGCACCAAATATTTGTATTATCTTTAGTGGATTTTTTCAAACAAGCAGTTCCGTTATTTTGCAAGATAAACACAAAAGAACACGCGACAATTTCGGTTTTACAGTTGAATTGTGCGTATTTACCACTCGCTCCTTTTATGTTACTTGTTTTAGATACGTCTCCACACTGATATGCTGCATCCCATGACTTTTTACATCCGTCCGCGGGATTAGCACCAATATTGTCACCGTTTATTAAAAAGGAAAATTGCTGGTTGTTTCCTGCATTATTATACGCATCCATAACGGCATCTGTAGCATTTCCTGTTTTTACGTTATATTTATCGTCGCAATTTCCTCCAAAGGTTGCCACCAATTTATTTAATCCTCCGCCATGGATACAACTTGCAACGGGAACATTACTTTGGAATAATGTCAGGGCATCCGAATTGTAAACCGTCAAAGTCCCGTCGTTGGTTACCGCACAATAATTGCCGGTTCCAGTGGTTTTCGATTCCCATAATAATTGGGGGACCAGGCTTATCGGAGAACCAAATTGTTGCACGTCGTCTAAACTCTTGGAAACTAAACATTGAGTTGAATCCGCCTCTGTAGTAATGCCAAAATAAGTATATCCATTGTTTAATGCATTTTTTAAACAAGAGGAGTAATCCATGGCACCAATATTAGTCATTGCAGACGTACCATCCCCACCATTATCCGTCGCGGAAACATTAGAATAACACCCGACGTATTTCGCATTTGGATTATCAACCACACGATCCACATATACGTTTTTCCCCGCGTTTCCACATGCCGCGCCAGATTGCATGGGTTGCCCCACCAATAATTTAGGAAAGTTTTCAGTTGTAAAGGTATATCCGGGTACAGAAGCATTTATCTGATCGTTTTCGTTTACTGGTGCGCGTACAACAGAAGCAGTAGAAGGACATCCAAATTTCCCCGGAACATTGGACCAGGTGCTTGGATTATATGCCTTAAACACCCCTTGGTCTGTTACATAACCTTTGGTACTATTATCCAAAGACCCTGACATATCTAAAGATATGTTTTTACCAAGCATGGCATTGGTTTTGGAATCCATTCGTTTTAAAATATTTAAATTATTCGTTTGCAGGTCTGTTTGACTTTGAGTATATTGTGCAGACACATCTTCGTATGCTTTGTTAGTTGACTGGTCGGTAAATCCATCTTTCCATCTAGTTTTTAATTTCAATCCAGTTTTTAAATTTTCTTTTCTTTTATCGTCCAAAGTGGTGGATGATTCGTTAAACAACCGATAATTAATCCCTTTTATTATATTTTTTTGCAGTTTATTAAAAAGTGTTCCTTGCTGATCCAAAATGTCCGCTAACATTTTTATCTTCTTTATATTATTTGTTTTATTTTCTTTTATTTATTTTCTTTGTTTTTTGTGTTTTTTGTGTTTTTTGTGTTATTTTGTGTTTTTTTGTCTGATAAAAACACCAATTATAAAATCCGAACACTGGTTAAATAATACAACACGGATAAATAGGATAAAATTCCCAAAATAATGCTAAATAGCCACATGGGAACCACCGTTTTATTTTTATATCCAATGCCAAATTCTTTGAGTGTTCCGTTGACATTATATAAAAATGTTGGCTTGGTTGCTTGAGTAAATCCTAGATATACAATAAAAAATAACAAAATAGATATAAACACAGTATTTTTGTGAACTATTTTTTTAAACATTGGGTGTTTATTATTTATTTTATTTTTATTATTTCATTTAAACAAAAAAATGAATTGAAATTTATTGCGATGATGAATTTTAGAACGAAATGATGGAACTTCGATGCTGTATTCCACTAGATAAAATTAAATGGGATTGGTTATCTATCAATCCAAACGCGATACATCTCTTGGAAAAGTATTTATCATGTAATCCAGCCATTTTTGCCTATGATTACCAAGCCATCGCGGAACGTTGTTGCCTCTTCAAAAGAGACTTGATGAAAAATCGATTTCATCCTCGAAATTTGGACCAGTTGGAAAATTGGGGATTCAATGGAGTTTAGTTGGTAAAAAAGGTCTTAAAAGGTCCCGAATCCAGACCCCCCTCCACTATTGGCGGCCATGGGTTCAAAAGGCTCGGATGCATCAACCAAAGGAGTTGGTTGTTGCTGATACATGGCATCATAATTTACCGCGGGTAGTGCACCTATCGAGGTAGAACCAGGGTATTGTGACTGTGGTTGTTGCGGTTGGGATTGTGAAATAGGTTGGCTAGTTTTTACATTCTTTTTTTTCTTTTTTTTATCCACTTCACCAGTCCAAAGAGCCATAACTCGTTCCGCCAATATACTTACCTTTTCACCTAGACGAGTTTGAAGACTTAAAGTGATTACTAAAATCACCAACACAATATTCGTAATAGAAAATATCTCATATTTTCTTTCACTATATGTCGGAACATAAGTAATTAATCGATGAATGAAAAAAATACCTAGAAACATGACAATAATTTGAATTATTACCTCGATAGCGATTTCTATATTTCCCTTTTCGTCGTCTACATCTGGAACCAATTTTTGGATGGTTTTGTTCAACACAACCACAGGGATAATTGCAAGGATGGCATATTGTACTATATTTAGCATTTCTTCTTTCGTTTGGGCGTTAAAATTAAACATATGTCCAACGAACCCGACTGCGTCGGAGGATGAATTTGAAAGATCACTCATTATATTTATAATAAGGATAGATATTATTTTTTATTTATACATTTGAAAGTAAAATAATAAGATATAGTATAATAAACAATAACTAAAATAGTCATGCAAAAATTTAATGCAGATCAATACATTTACCAATTATTAGAATCGAATGATTTATTTCCGATAAAAAATAAAAAAGAAAAGAAAAAGAGGAAAGTTAAACAACTCGAAACAAACAAACTAGATGGAGACAAACAACTGGAAAAAAAAACAGAAACGGAAAATAAACTGGTGGTTCTATTATTTGACACAGCAAGTTGCTCCTATACTTCGACGGTACAACAACTAAAATGTTTTTTAAAATCATACAAATTAAAAACAACTGGGTGCAAAACAGTGCTTCAAAATAGATTGTATGGATATTTAATATTGTCTCCGTTATTGGTAAAAATACAGGCAACCGTACGCGGATATATTTGCCGCACAACAATTAATTATCACGGACCAGGTGTGTTAAAACGAAATATTTGCAACAATGTCACTGATTTTAATACATTGGAAGATATAAAAGAGATTCCTTTGCATCAATTTTTCAGTTATATGGATTCGGATGGCTTTATATACGGATATAATATTTCCTCTTTTTTTCATTTAATCCAATACAATATAATCCACGGACGCGGGATCCAAAACCCATACAATCGAAAAAATATTGAAAAAGCTGCGTTTCATAGTTTTTTTAAATTGTTAAAAAACATTCATGACAATGCAATAATGCAATAATAATCGTTGTTTTATTTTGGATGACAATAACATTGGATTATAAAAAATATTTTAAATATTCATATTAATTGCCTATTTTTTTCACATTAATTCGAACTGCCGATTTTTTCTTTGCTTTAGACGGATCATATTCTTCTTCATCGTCTGAGCCCATTTGTCTGGACATTTCCCAAAACTCACGCGAACCTAGTTTGAACTCATTATGCTGTTCTCCTTTGTACCAAAATACTTGGTCTAGTAAATTATTAGATTGGGAGTTGTTTTTAATTACTAAGCATTCAAAATTATCCGTGCACTTATCCATAATGTGGCAAAAGGCTTCAAAAGATGGAAACATCCCCGCATAATTGTCATATATGCGTTTTCGGTTTCCTATAATTGTGTCTCGCAAAATAAACACATAATCAATGTTGGAACGCATAATAGGGGGAATTCCCAGCGGATATTGCATAGTAATCACCAACATAATGTGCCAATGGCGTCCGTTCATAAAAATAAGCCGCATCAATTTATCTCGGGACCACGCATTGTCATACAAACAATCGTCCATAATAACAAAAGTTCGCGGGTCAATTGCAGTTCGACGATATGCCGTCATTTCTTTTTTTATCTGCTTCATTACCCCGCGCTGGCGTTTTAATACATTTTCAATAATTGCACTATTATAATCATTGTGAATAAACAATTTGGGTACAATTCGCCCATAGAACCCATTTCCCTCTTCTGTTCCTGAAATTACCGTTCCAATTGGAATGTCTTTGTGATGGTAAAGCAAATCATTTACTAAATAAGATTTTCCTGTACCACGCTTTCCTAAAAAAATAACCACGGGTCCTTTGGCAGTACCAGTTATATCCGCGGGAAAGGATATATCTGTCATATTGAATTTTTTTAAATTTAAACTCATGTTTGTATGTTTGCAATATTATTATTGCTTAATTTATCCCGCGCTTTTTGTTTATATATTATTTAGCGGCATCGCCAAAAAACAAACAAACCATTTTTATTTATTTTAATTTTTGTTAGTTTGTAAATTAAAAATATACAAATGTCCGTTGTGTCGTGCACTTATTAATTAATCATAGTAGAAAAGTATTATGTTTGTGATTGTGTTTGTTTCTTGTAATCTGTATAAATAAAATTATGTAACTCAACAATTAAACCTTTTTTGGTTGTTTCTTCCATTTATTTTTTCCCAAAGTAAACGACACACGAAACCAAAGAAACTATAACCACGGTATAAACGACTTTTTGCTTCCATTTATTGTCTTTTATTTTCAACACGGACTTTGGTTTATAATGTTCGTAATATGTTGCATAAAATACATGAATTGGAATTTTTGGATGTTCTAATTTTTCATTTATTTTATTGTGAATAAAATGCATCCACCGAACAAATTCATCGCGTGAATCTAAATAAGATGAAATGGGGTATTCGTCCAATAATTTACTAAACTCGGTCGCGATAGATTCCACGGGAATGAATAGCGGAAGATTGTGGATGAATTCATAATATTTTTTCTTAGTAACGTCGTTGGGGTAATGCGGATAATGGAGCGCAATCGTGTGTAAAAAAAACCAATAATGCGGTCCCCATACTTCTGGGTTTAAACCCGAAATCGTGTTTTTATTATTCTGTCCTTTTTGGATGGACATTATATTCTAAATTTATATTAAATTTCATTAAAAAAATTAATTCTTAAAAAATGAATTGTTGTTCACTTTATTTATTAATATAGACAATTATTTAGAAAAAGATGAAACTTCGATGCTGGATTCCACTAGATAAAATTAAATGGTTTTGGTTATCTTCCAATCCAAACGCGATACATCTCTTGGAAAAGAATTTGGATAAAATTGATTGGCTTCATTTATCTACCAATCCAAACGCGATATCCCTCTTGGAAAAGTATCCAGAACAAATTCATCATTGGTGGGAATTATCTAGAAATCCAAACGCGATACCTCTGTTGGAAAAGCATCCAAATAAAATTGATTGGGATTATTTATCCAATAATCCAAACGCAATCGCCCTCTTGGAAAAGAATACGGATAAAATTAATTGGGATTTATTATCTATGAATCCAAATGCGATACATCTTTTGGAAAACAACCTAGATAAAATTAATTGGTTTTACTTATCTTTCAATCCAAACGCGATACATCTTTTGGATAACAACCTAGATAAAATTAATTGGTTTAACTTATCTTTCAATCCAAACGCGATACCTCTGTTGGAAAAGCATCCGGATAAAATTAATTGGTTTCAAATATCTTCCAATCCAAACGCAATCGTCCTATTGGAAAACAATTTGGATAAAATTAATTGGGATCAGTTATCAAGAAATCCAAACGCGATTCCTCTGTTGGAAAACAATTTGGGTAAAATTAATTGGAGTCAATTATCTATCAATCCAAACGCGATTCCTCTGTTGGAAAAGAATATGGATAAAATTTATTGGGAATACTTATCTTGCAATCCAGCCATCTTTACCTATGACTACCAAGCCCTTGCGGAACGTTGCATCATCAAAAAAGACTTGATAAAAAATCGGTTTCATCCTCGCCATTTGGACCGGTTGGAACACTGGGGATTTGTGATAACTAACAAATAACGTCAATGACCGTTGTTTTTATATTTTTTAAAATGTTAAAATTCGTCGTTGAAATATAAAATGTATATAAAATATTACGTAGAACCGCCTTTATGAAGACTTATAAAGTTGATTTAACTTGAAAAAGTATCGGCTGATAAAATAAACAGCCCTTGCAAAGCAGTGAAAAATACAAAAACAATAAAAATAAAAATACAAATAATCGGAGTTTAAATTGTAAAAAGGTGTAAAACAATAATATATTTTATAATGTTCTTCAATGAACTAAAAACTTTTTGAAAAATCGGCATTTTGTAAACTTGTGATACGGACATAGGTGTAAACGAAATATCGTAATTTATTTTGCAATATTCGATTGTTTATTTTTTGCTTTTGCAATTATTTTACAAACTAACAAAAAATAAAAAAACAAAAAAATAAATATAATAGTAATGGCGGCAAATAATGATTTTGACGGGTTGTTTGCTCAATTGAAAAATATGTCCGCCCAATTGAAAAAAACAAAATCAAACAATACACATTTAAAATTAGATGTAAAACAGAACAAATCATTTTTAAAATTAAATTCATTGTTAGAAAAAAGTGCCCAATCTCTTGTGTGTGGTCCAGATTGTCAAAAAGAAAAAAAAACAGACACACTAAAACAAAAATATTTGGAAGCGGAAACCAATATCCAAACGGCACCTATTATTTTGGAAGAATCGCGAAAGAATTATTATGTTTTTGCAAAGGGCGAACCGTATTATGACAATATGCGTGAAAAAGAATTGACAGACAAAGCAAAACATTTGGCAGGACAAATATTTGACGAATTTACCCAAGAAATAAAACATTGTGAAATGTTAAACTCGTATTACCAAGGCACACGAATTAACCAAGAACACATGGATGAACTGTATGCTTCTTATTTGGAAAAACTAGTAGAATTGCGTAATAAATCACAAGGAACCCGCGGAGATGTCCTAACGAATCAGCGAAAAACATTTTATCAAAATGAAGAAACAACTAGTTTGGAAAAATGGAGCAAGTTATGGCACGTTATATATTTTTTTCTAGTTTTTTTATTTAGTATTTGCTTGGTATTCAAAACCCCCGAAAAAACGGTGAAAACAATTATTCCAATTTTTATTAAAATCGGTTTGTTAGTTGCGTATCCTTTTGTTTCATATCGTTTTATACAATGGTTGTGGAATTGGATACGATTTTTTATCAGTTTGTTTCCAAAAAATGTATACAACAGTTTGTAATAAATAAATAAATTATTAAATCATACGACCAATTATTTAAATAATAAATAATAAAAAATAGTTGTATTTTAAATGATTTTGAACCAATTATTCAAACAAGCGAGTAAATTATTTTCCACCCGTCGCCATGCATTTTTTGCAACAATTGGTGTTGTATTGTGTGTCATTTTTATATTTATTATGCGTGTTGTTGGGAAAGAAGGATTTAATGCAAATCGCGAACACAGCACAAACGAAGATAACAAAAAAGAAGCAAACCTGCTTTTTTTTTACGCAGATTGGTGCCCCCATTGTAAAGTGGCAAAACCAGAATGGGAAAAATTAAAAAAGGAAAATGAAGGAGTACACATAAATGGATACGACTTAGTGTATACGGAATATAATTGTGATAATCCAACTCCTGACGTGGATGATTTAATCCGCAAATATAATATAAAGGGGTATCCAACAGTGAAATTAGTAAAAGATGGAGAAGTTATTGATTATGATGCAAAACCAACGGCAAGTACGATGAAACAATTTTTGGATCAAGTGTTAATATAAAACATTGATTTTGTGCATTTGTTAGTTTAACAATAAACAAATACGAATAAATTATATTGATTCAGCCTTGAATAGGAAATAAAAACTTATCTATTGAGGTACGAACACAAAACACTCGATGTGCAACAATTCCTAAAAAAAATAAACAAATTAAAATAAACAAAAATGAATAAATTGGGAAGAATTTCCAGTAAATGAACCACGCAGCCAATATAGTAAACAAGACGTCCACTATGGCAATGTTTAATATTCTATAGGCATGTACCCCCTCTCCAACTTTTCCAAATATATTTTTAAATTGACAGCAACAATGAACCATATTATAATATTATCAACATTTAAAAAATGGATCCTTATATTTTTTCAAAAAAATTACTTTCCTACAACAAAATCTGAATTGTCAACATTAATCATGTTTATTTATTGTTCTTTTACACCTTTTTACATTTCAAACGCCGATTTTTTAACATTAGGAATTATAATTATTAAAAATAAATTAATATAAAAAAATAAAATGTATACTATGTTTATAACTAAAAATGGTTTTTTATAG